AAGTACGGTTGCGAGAAGCTGGGCATCAAGGCCGACAAGGGCCACGAAGCCGCCGCGCTTTCTGGCTTCCTGCAAGCCAAGCCCGCCGCAACTCCCGCCGCTACCGTGTCGGGCATGGACTCTGCCGCCGCAAGCGGTAAGGGCAATTTCGTAACCAAGCACCTGAAAGGGGAATAAATCATGAGCTTTCAAGCATCCGTGGCTCTGAATCAGGGGTTTGGCGTTGTCGGCGAGGTCGTATTCGAAGGCCCGTTGCGCGCTACCCCGGGCGTCCTCAAGGGCACCGCCGCGAATATCGTCGTCGGCCGTGCATTCACTATCGACTCTGCCGACGGCCAATACAGCCCGGGCGGTGTTGGCGTCTGTGGCGGTATCCTCTCGAACCCCAAGGCGTTGTCGAGCATCGGCACAAGCGCAGGCGGCCCGCTGGCCCCGACGCTGACCGTACCGGCTGGCACCATTGGCGAATTCGCCACGATGGGCGAAATCATCGTGAGCGCGGCGAATGCCGTTGCCCTCGGCGATAAAGCCATGTTCGCCCAAGCGACCGGCATCGTTTCCGCTTTGCCCCCTGTGATCACTTACAGCGGCGTGATTGCGGTTACGACTGGCATTCTCACGGTTTCGAGCGCAAGCGTCGGTGCGAATATCTACGTCGGTATGCCCGTGGTCGGTACTGGCGTTCCCGCCGGTACGATCATCACCGCATTGGGCACCGGCACGGGCGGCAACGGCACCTACCAAACCAACATCACGACCGCCGTTTCGGCCTTTACCGATGGCGTCGCGGCTAACGTCGCGCCCGCCGGTTCGACCGTTATCGAAGGTGCCAAGTTCGTGCGCTACGCGAATGCCGCCGCCGGTTTGGCGGTTCTTGCCCTGACCGGCGCTTAATTCGGGAGACTGACAACATGAAACAAGCAACCCAAGTTCATAGCCACATTTTCGGCCGCGATGTTCGCCCGCTGGAAATGTCGGCTCAAGATTGCGCCGATTTCGGCGCGCTGGCGCAAGTCGGCGTGAATTTCCCCGCCGGTTTCGTTCAAGACCAAATGCGCGACATGCTCGCGGGTATGGCGATGGACGATAACCAAGGGCTGATCACGACTGCGAGCATTTCCAACCCCGTGCAATTCCTGCAATCGTGGCTCCCGGGCTTCGTGCGCGTGATCACTGCCGCCCGCAAGATTGATACCCTGATCGGTATCACGACCGCCGGTAAGTGGGACGACGAGGAAGTGATTCAAGGCGTCTTGGAGCCGCTGGGCGAGGCCGCCGCTTATGGCGACTACACCAACATCCCGCTTTCGTCTTGGAACGTCAATTTCGAGCGCCGTACCGTGCTGCGCTTCGAAAAGGGTATCAAGGTCGGTTTGCTGGAAGACGCCCGCAGCGCCCGCGTACGTATCAACAACGCCGCCGAAAAGCGTAGCGCGGCCGCCTTGTCTCTCGACATTGTGCGCAACCGTGTGGGCTTCTATGGCTACAACGGCGGGGCGAACCGTACTTACGGTTTCCTCAACGATCCGGCCTTGCCCGCGTACATCAGCGCAGGCGCGACCGGCACCGGGTCTTCGACTCTTTGGAGCCTGAAAACCTTCCTCAACATTACCGCCGACCTGCGCGGTATGTTTGCCCGCCTGCAAGCCGCGTCGCAAGACGTGATCAACGTCGAAACCACGCCGACTACCCTCGCGCTGGCAACGAACGTTTATCAATACCTGTCGGTTACTTCCGACTTCGGTATCAGCGTGCGCGACTGGCTGCGCCAAAACTACCCGAAATGCCGCGTCGAATCCGCTCCCGAACTCAACCTCGCGAACGGTGGCGCGAACGTCGCTTACCTGTACGCCGATTCCGTGGAAGACGGCGGCAGTGACGGCGGCGCAACTTGGGTGCAGATTGTCCCGGCCAAGTTCCAAGCTCTCGGCACCGAGAAGCAAGCAAAGGGCTACGTCGAGGATTTCAGCAACGCAACGGCAGGCGTCATGGTCAAGCGCCCCTATGCCGTCCAACGCCTGACCGGCATCTAAGGAGCTACCGCCATGAAACTGTATGTCTATTCGACTCTTTCCGCCGACGTTCGCTACCAAAACACCGCCCCCGGCGGGGCCGATTTGCCCCTCGTGGTTTCCGATGTTTTGGTGAAGGGCGGCGCAGGGGTTGCGAATGATCGCCTCATTACGCCGCGCGGCGTCGTGACGGAGATTACCGAGGAACAAGCCGAGGCCCTGCGGGCAAATCCGGTTTTCGCGATGCACGAGAAAAATGGTTTCGTGCAAATCGGCGAGGCGTATGTCGATCCCGACAAGGCCGCCGCCGACATGACCGGCCGGGATACTTCCGCGCCGATTGTGCCCGAAGACCTGCCCGCCGATTCTCTGCCGATGGGTTCCGAGGACGCACCCGCAGCACCGACCAAGCGGGCGAAGAAGTAAGGCCGACCGGCTTTACCGACATGCAGAAAGCCGGGGGCCGTCAAACGCTCCCGGCTTTTTACCTTTGAGGGCCACAACATGACCACGATTACTTTTGATCCCGCGACGTTTCGCGTACTGTTCCCGCAGTTCGCCGACCCGGCCAAATTCCCCGACGTGAAGTTGCAAGCCGACTTCGACATGGCGACCGCCTACGTCTCGCCGGATACCTACGGCGACATGCCCGCTCCCGCACGCGGGCAGGCGCTCAACCTCATGACCGCGCACCTCTTGGCGCTCGGCGTGATCATTGCGCAAAACAACTACTCGGGCCAAGTCGGCATCGTGACGGGCGCGGTTGTTGATCACGTGCAAATCACCTTGCAGCCGCCCCCGCAGCGCGGGCAGTGGCGGTGGTGGCTCAATACGACCCCTTACGGCGCGCAACTCGTGGCCCTGCTCGACGCGCAAAGCGTGGGCGGCTTCTTTGTTGGCGGCCTGCCTGAGCGTGCGGCATTCCGGCGCGTGGGCGGCGGCTTCGGCGGGGTTTATTGATGCGAGTTACCCGCAAGGCGGGCAAGATTGCCGCACTCAAACAGGCGGTGAAGACCCTCGACGGCGCGCAAGGGCGCGTCGGCTGGTTCCCTTCGGCCGTCTATGAGGGCGGCGCGCCCGTCGCTGGCGTGGCCTACGTGCAGGAATTTGGAAGCCCCGCAAAGGGCATACCGCCCCGCCTTGGTATGCGTAACACGGCGACCGAGAAGCGGCAGGATTGGGCCAAGACCGCCGAGACGATTTCGCGCGCCGCTGCGCAAGGAAAGCTCCCGGCCGAAAACGTCATGCCCGCCGTTTGCCTTGCGGCCGAGGGGGCCATGCGCGAGGCGATCACGAAAGTAACCTCGCCGCCCCTCAAGCAATCTACAATAGATGCGCGCAAGCGTCGGCTTGCCAATGGCGGCCGGGGCGCGCAAGCCTCAATCGCAAAACCGCTCGTCGATACGGGCATTCTCTTGAACACGCTCACGTCAGAGACTGATAAAAAATGAATATCCCGGGCGCAAATCTACTTAGCATTGCCTCGCGCGTGATCCGCTTCGAGACGCTGGGGCACCGCGCTTTCGTTTCCCGCGAGGCCAATAGCGCGGGCGATTTCGTCGCGACCTTCGCGGCGAGCGTCGATATTCAAGGCAGTATGCAGGCCGTCAATAAAAAACTGTATCAGGAACTCGGCCTCAACCTTGCCAAGAATTACGCCATGCTCTACACGTCGGCCACGATCACGCCCACGAGGCGCGACCGCGAGGGCGACTTGATCACGTTCGCGGGCAAGACGTGGCAATGCGAGAGCGATCAAAATTGGGCGGCAATGGATGGCTTTACGAAAATGCTTTGCGTCGAGGTGCCCGCGTATGAATGACAAAGAATTGAACGCGCTTTTTATGGCGCAATTGCTGCCCGCCATGCAGGCGCAACCCGACCTCTACGGCGTGAAGCTGGCCCGCAACTTCCAGCAAACCCAGCAAGGCGCGGCGAGCGGCCCGTACGTGTATTTCGTCAAGATCGGCGACCATCGGTATGGCCACGTCGAGCGGCGCGAGATTTGGGACAACGACGCGGGCACCTTCCGGCATGAGGAAAGCCAGCAATACGAAACGACTTATCAGCTATCTGCATGGGTGCCCCAAGATTCTAAGGACGTGACAAGCCTTACCGAATCGGACATACTAAACATTGTTTCGGGTATCATGCAAAGCGACACGCTCTTGCTTGCTTTTCGAGCGGCGGGGGCTGGGATTCTTCGGGTAACGGATGTTCGAAACCCGTACATCGTGGATGATCGAGATAGATTCGAGGCCGTGCCTAGTTTTGACATCGTTCTGACGCACAAGAGAAAAACCGTTTCCGCGATTCCGGCCGTGGTTACGTACGAAGCAAATGTGAGCCGGGTCTAAGGGGTTTCAAATGGCTATTTCCTTTAAGCGGTACGTCGATATTACGTCGGGCGTCGGCGGTGGCGTAGGGGTTCGCCTGCGCGACCTGATCTTGCGCCTTTTCACCAATTCCACGCTTGTACCCGAGAAAACCGTTATCGAAATGGACAACGCGACCGACGTTGGTACTTATTTCGGCACGACCTCGCCCGAATACAAGCGCGCCGTTTTTTACTTCGGGTTTATCTCGAAGCTGATCACCGCGCCGAAGAAAATCAGTTTCTCGCGTTGGGCCGACGGGGCCGCCGCCGCGCGCATTTACGGGCATACGAAGACCTTCGCCGTCTCCCAATTTACTGGGATCACGACCGGCTCTTTCAAGCTGACCCTTGGCGCTTATACCGCCGACCTGACCGGCATTTCGTTTGCCGCTGCGACGACCCTCTCGCAAGTCGCCTCTATCCTGCAAACCGCGATTCAAGCGGTCGTCGCAGGCGGGGCCGATTGGACGGCCGCGACGGTCACATACAACGCAACCGCGCAACGCTTTGAGCTTGTCGGCGGCGTCGTTGGTGCCGAGCCGGTAGCGACTGCGGCCGCTGCATCGGGTACGGATATTCGCGCCTTGCTGGGCTGGGATGCGACCGCCGTATTCTCCCCGGGCGTAGCCGCGCAAGAGCCGCTCGACGCTTTTATCGCGAGCGTGCAAGCCTCAGATAACTTCGGTTCGTTCGCTTTTATTCAGACGATCACCCAAGCGCAGGCCCTCGCCGTTGCGACGCAAAACGACACGTACAACGTGAAATTTATTTTCACCCTGCCGATTGCGGCGGGCGACGCGGCCAGCTATTACGGCGCACTCTCGGGCCTCTCGGGCGTTGCGACGACTCTCTCGCCGCTCTCGACCGAATACCCCGAATTGCTGCCCTCGGCGATCCT